TTGATATGGAAGCTGATGCACAACAAGGCGCTCAAAATATATCGCAAGAAGATCTTGCGTTGCCTTTCTTAAAAATTTTGGGCCAACTATCTCCAGAGGTAAACAAAAGAGATGGTAAATATGTCGATGGCGCAGAACCAGGCAAAATAATCAATACTGTAACTAATGAACTGTATGACAAAATTTCTGTTGTACCTTGTCATTACAAAAGACAATACATAGAATGGCAAGATAGAGGTACCAGTACAGGTGCACCAGTTGCAATTCATGATGCTGACAGTGATATCGTAAGTCAAACCACAAGAGGTAAAGACTACAAAGATAGATTACCAAATGGTAATTATCTTGATAACACTGCAAGTCATTTTGTATTGATCGTAGGTAAAAGCCCGCAAACAGCTTTGATTTCTATGAAGTCTACTCAACTTAAAGTTAGTAGAAAATGGAACTCAATGATGATGGGTCTTAAAATGCAGGGGAAAAACGGTTTATTTACTCCGCCAACTTACAGCCACATTTATAACCTATCAACCGTTCAGATGTCTAATGACAAAGGAACATGGTTTGGTTGGGATGTATCTAAAGTAGGTCCTGTAGAAGAAAAAGCTATATATGATATGGCTAAATCTTTTGCAGAATCTGTAGGTAAAGGTGAAGTTGAAGCTAAACCTGAAGTCCAAGAGCAAACTAAAAAATCTTTAAATTTATAGTATCCTAGGTAGTGGGCGTCTAAGCGAGAGTGGATACGCCCACTTAAATATATGAATGAAAAGATAAATAAAAATCCTGTTACGTATGAAGATTGGCTAAATCTAGGCCATGTCATAATACCCACTGATCAAAAGAAAGCTAGGGTCAGTTGGAAGAAAGAAGATTTTAGTTTAACGAAAGAAGATTGGAAAAATTATCACGCAAAAGCACAGATAGCATTAAGATTAGATAAACACATAGATTTAGATGTAGACAATTATGTTGTTGGAAGATTTATAAATCATTATTTAAAATCATGTGGAGCTACTTATGGTAGAAGAAACAATCCTAAAAGTCATTATCTTTGGACAGGGTCTTGTGATTTTATACAGTATACTTTGCCAGATGTTTTTAAAAGTTATTTTGAAAAATTTCACCATGGTGCAACTCTTTGTGAATTAAGACATGGAAAAGAAAGATATACTATAGTTCCAGAATCTCCTTATGACAACACAGGAGAAAAAGTAGAATGGGAAACTTACGAAGAAATTTATGAGTATAATGGTAATATAAAAATTGATGTAGGTAAGATAGCTTTATCTACTGCATTAACAATCTTGTACGCAGGCTCTGGTCATAGAGATGTATACTGCACAGCTATTGCAGGGACTCTAATAAAAAATACAGACTGGTCAGCAGAACAGATAGATGATTTTGTATATAATATTGCTATTGAAGCAAATGATACTGAGGCAGAAAAAAGAAAACAAAAAGGTACAACAGGTAAAAAAGCAGAAAAAATTTATGGCATTCCTAAATTAGCAGAAATATTAAACGTTGATTCTAAACACATTTCAAAGTTATTTAGTTGGGTCGGTGTTACAAATAATAAAGAAGTATTACAAGAACAAATAGGTGAAATAACTGAGTATGGTAGTGATAGGTATTTTATAAAAATTTATGCTATGGAAGATGGAAAGAAAGTTGAGAAAGACATAACTTTAGAAGGACTACAGCTAATGAAAAAAAGTTATTTTTATGCAGCAGTAATGAAACAAGCTGCTGTTTTTCTACCTTACATGAAGGAAACAGATTTTGAAACAATGATGATAGCAAAATTTGATACAAGAAATAAGTCACAAGATTATGATCCAGAGTCAAGTGAAGACGTTAGATTTATAGGATGGTTTGAATCTTTTATAGATAAATATAAAGCTTACAGTGATAAAAAAGAATTGGCAGACTTTAACATGCCTTACTTCAATATTAAAAATAACAGTTTAGAATTTAATTTAAATAAATTTGACGAATTTTTAGCAGACAAAAGAATAAGTTTAGCAAGAGTAGATCTTGTTTTAAAATGCAGGAGTATTCTAAAAGCTAAAAGATACAGAGGTAAGTATAAAGACAGGTCTTGTTCTTCATATAAAATAGATAACTATCACATAAATAAAGATAACTTAATTATTGAAGGAGAAGCTCAAGAAATAGAGGAAAGGGTAATAACGTATGAACAAGCCTAAGTTTGTAGCTGGTCCTCCAGGTACAGGTAAGACACATTTATTCTTAACAAAAAAATATAAAGAATTATTAAAAACATATTCTCCAGAAAAAATAGTAATTTTATCTCATACAAAGGTAGCTGCTGCAGAAGTAAAAGAAGCTATATTAGATTTGCAAGAGATTAAAGAAAGAGGTTTAAGAAAAAAATTTTTTAAATATAGAATTTGTACAATACATTCTTTTTGTAGAAATAAACTATTGAAGAAAGATGTATTAGATTATGCAGATTATCTTAACTTATGTAGAGAAAACTCTGGGTTCAAAGTACAAAGAGTTTCTCAATCAGATTTTGATAATGATAAACATAAATTTTTTAGGTTTTTAAACGATGCATTTGGAAGAGGCTTAACAATAAAAGAGCATTGGTATGCTTTGAGAGAGACTAGTTCTAGCTACTATCCTTACAATAATTTTAGAATGATTAGTGAAATGAAAGAAGTTTACGATGAGTACAAAAGAATTAATCAAGTGTGTGATTACAACGATATGATAAGTGAGTTTAATAAACTGGCTGTTGCTCCTGATATTGATGTACTAATAGTAGATGAAGCGCAAGATAGTAATGTACCACAAATCAAAGCTCTTGAAAAAATGTCTACAAACACAAAAGAATTTTATATGGTAGGAGATGCCGATCAAACTATTTTTGAATTTGCAGGTGCAAGTCCAGATTATTTTCACAACCTATCAAAAGATGCAGAGCAATTAGAAAATGGTTTACGATGTGGAAAAACAATTAATGAAAAATGTAAAAAAATTATAGAACCTATTTGGAATTTTTATGGTTATGATAGAGTTTGGAAACCTGCAGAAGGTATAATTGGAGAAGATTATTATCTACCTGATTTACATACTGACTGTTCAGCAAGAGAAGCTTTGTTAAATAAAATAAAAAACACAGACGAAACTTTTTTATTTACTTACAGGGGAAATCCTTCTGGTAAATGGGTAAGATCTTTTTTAACATATCATGGTATAGAATTTTGTCATGTAGGTAGTGATCCTTATGTTTCAAAAAAAGAAATAAGATGTCATAAACTATGGCCAGAATTTATTAAAGGAACAGCTTTACCATTGAAACAAATAAAAGAGTTTTGGAATTTTATGGGACAACAAGTAATTGTACGTGGCAAAGGAGAAGAAACTTTTGAAGGTTGGGTTAACAAAGATTATACCATTCATGAACTAATAGAAAAAAAGTTTTTACGTCCAGAAAGCCTTGATTTTACTGACTTTTATTACACAAGAATAAAATCAAAAACAGACGTTGAAAAGATTAAATACATAAATAATTTAATAAGAGAAGGAGTTGATACAGAAGGAAAGGCAAGAGTTGAGTATGCAAACATTCACACAGTCAAAGGATTAACTTATGACAATGTGATTGTAGATTTAACATGTACTAGACCAGAAGATTATTTTACTCAGTTACGTTTAAAATATGTAGCATACAGTAGAGGTAGAATAGATTGTTGGACTATTGCATCACAAGATAGATACACATTAGGAGTAAAACATGACAGATAAAAATATGTTTAAAGGAACAACATACAATTCTTTAGAAGACCAGATAGGCGGGAAGCACTACCGGTCGATGAAGATTCAGCCTGCAGAGTTTATAAATGAAAACAAATTGCTTTTTGCAGAAGGCAATGCTATAAAATATATATGCAGACATTCTTCAAAGGGAAAAGAAGAAGACATAAAGAAAGCAATACATTATTTAGAAATGATATTAGAAAGGGATTACGATGTGTAAGACACCAGAAGATTTAGATTTAAATGGGATAGATACTGTTGCGGTTGATATAGAAACATATGATCCTAATTTAAAAACAAAAGGACTAGGTGCTATAAGAGGCGATGGGTTTATATGCGGTATTGCTGTTGCTACAGGAAAAGATACAGCATACTTTCCAATTAGTCACTCAGATACAGACTTGTCATTAGATAAAAAATTAAAAATGTGGGAATCTTTAAATGAAAAAATATTTCAAAACGAAAAGATAAATAAAGTATTTCACAATGCAATGTACGATGTGTGTTGGATTCGAGCTGTCACAGGTAAAAAGATGAAAGGTAAAATTTTAGATACTATGATTGCTGCTTCTGTGATTGATGAGAATAGATTTAAATACTCTTTGGACTCTTTGTCTAAAGACTATTTACAAGACAAAAAATATAAATATGATTTACAAGAAAAAACTCTTGCTTGGTCTAAAGGGACAATTAAAGATCCAATGACTAACATGCACAAGTTACCTGCATCTATTGTAAAAGATTATGCAAAGCAAGACGTAGACTTAACTTTAAAGTTATGGAATTTATTTAATAAAAAATTGGATGAAGTATTATACACTAAAGTTGATGACGATGGAAACAAAGAAGAAAAAACTTCTAGAAAAATATTTGAATTAGAAACAAAACTATTTCCTTGTTTGGTTGACATGAAATTTAAAGGCGTTAAGATTGATGTCCAAAAAGCAAAAGATTTAGGTAAGCGTTTAGAAAAACGTAGAGACAATCTAATAAAAATAATTAAAGCTAGGACAGGTGTTGATGTACAAATTTGGGCTGCATCATCATTAAAAAATCTTTTAGAAAATCAAGACATAAAAGATTACAAGAAAACACCAAAGTCTGGAATGCCTCAGCTTCCAGGTGACTATTTAAGAACACACAAAAATAGATTCCTAAGGTTTGTAGCTAAAGCAAGAGAATGTGACAAAGCTAAAAATACTTTTGTAGAGGGTCTATTAGGATTTGTTCATAACGAAAGAATACACGCAGATATTAATCAAATAAAAGGAGAGCATGGTGGGACTGTAACTGGTAGATTTTCTATGAGTAATCCAAACTTACAACAAATTCCATCTAAAGGTTATATTGGTAAGAAGATGAGAGAATTATTTATTCCTGAAACTGGAAGTGATTGGTATAGTTTTGACTACTCACAACAAGAACCAAGAATCGTAGTGCATTACGCACTCAAACTAGGTATGCCAGGCACTAATGATCTTCAAGAAGAGTTTGACAAAGAGGACGCTGACTTTCATCAGATTGTTGCAGACATGGCCAACATACCAAGAAA